TTTATTTTTGGCATTCCCCCCCCCCCCCTGAAATAATTAAAATAAATATTAAATATCAATTTAATATTTATTCCAACTTTATGCTGTAACTTTATATTTTTGGGATATATATATAGAAGATATAAAGGTAATTAATATTAATTATAAGAATATAAGATATATATTGGATATATAAGATATTTAATAGATATTTAATAGATAATTTATAACATTTAAGAAATAAATATATAGATAATTATAATGAAATATGAATGTTATAGGTGTGGATGGACCATATGCATAAAAACAAAAATGACAAGTCATTTAGAACGCAAATATACATGTAAAAATACATATAATGATATTATTTTAGATGGTTGTAAAGAATATATTTTGTCTGGTAAAAGTTATGAAGAATACTTAAATAATGTAAAAACCCACAAAACCACCACAAAAAACCACATCTCTCCACAAAAAAACATAATATTAGAATGTAAATATTGTGAAAAAACATATTCTAGAATAGATAGTTTACACAGACATAATAAAAATTGTAAAGAAAAGAAAAAAGAAGAAGAAGCAAAAGATTCAATGGATAAATTAGTAAAAATATTAAATGACCAATTAAAAGAACAAAAAAAAGAATTAAATAAGCGTGATAAAGAATTAAATAAGCGTGATAAACAAATAAAAGAACAGAATAAGCAAATAGAGGAGTTAATCAAAAAAGCAGGAATAAATAATAATAATATAACTAATAATATTCAAAATAACATTAAATTGTTAGCATACAAAGATACTGATATAAGTAATATAACTAACAAAAATATTAGAAGTTGTATGAATCATAGTAATATGTGTGTACCTTATTTAATAAAAATGATACATTTAGATCCTAATAAACCAGAAAATCATAATGTTTATATATCGAATTTAAAAAATGGTTATATAATGGTATATGATGGTGATAAATGGGATACATTAAATAGAGAAGAGATAATAGAAAATATGATAAATGATAGAGAATGTTTAATTCAAGATAGAGTAGAGGATTGGTTAGAAAATGGTAAAAATTATCCAATAATTATGAGAAAGTTTGAAAGATATCTAGAAAAAAAAGAGAAAGACGTAGTGTTAAATAAAATTAAAGAAGAGATAAGATTAATGTTATTTAATAATAGAAATATGATAAATAAAAATATGATAAATAAAAATCCACCAAAACTTTTATTAGATACTGAAGAACAAACAAAAGTATAGGATTTGCCATATATACTATATTTAGTAGCTCTAATAATTGTAATATGATAAAATTAAATTTTATATAGATTATAATTCAATGACAATCATACGGTATATTTTCACATAATGTAAAATAATTTAATCCCCCCCTTTTAATAATTACATGATCATATACATATTCTTTTAATATTATGTATATTAGTAAAAATACTATACTAAATAATATATAGATTCTTATATTTTGTCTCCTAACTCTGATATCTTTTTTATCTTCTTTTTGTTTAAGTATAATCGTAAATTTACTTTTTAATTCTAAATCTGAAGTATTATCAATATATTTATCCATTTAATATATATATTTTTTTTATTTTTAATTATATATGAATAATAATTTTTGTCCTTTAGAATTAAATTCTCAATATGGGGGAAATTATTTTACTAAAAACTGGTGGATTATTGTTCTAGGTATATTTGCAGTTATTGTTATTAGTTTTATTATATTCAAAGTTACAGGATCGGATTCAACTTCTGAATCTACTACTACATCATCAAATGTCTCATATCAAAAAAAAATGGTAGATGGTGAAGAACAATATTTTAAAGTAGTAGATGGTAATGAAGAAGAAATAACAGAAGAAGATAAACAAATATTAAATAATACTGAACTACAAGTTAAAGCAATTCAAGACAAAGAAATTGAAAATATTAAAAATTTAACTACAAATATAAATACTGATATGAGTAATTATCTTGATAATTTACAAACTAATAATTAAAATAATTGTTTATTTATCTTTTTGTAAAATAATGATTTAATTATCAATTATTATTTTATTGTAAATTAACTAAACTATCTATATCCAACATTACAAATTATTATATTATGATATATATGTCATCTAGTAATAAAAAATATATATATATATATATTTTTCTAATTTTATTAGTAATTTTATTTAATAATGGATTAGGTCGTAATTTAAATAAAGTATCTTCACCACAAATTTTAGGATTTCAAATTAATGGCATTGGCAATGGACATTTAACACAATCCAAAACAGTTTATGATGTTTTAATTAAAAAATATAAAATACCAATTGTCATTATATACGGAAGAAATGAGGGATATGATAATTTTTTTTTGAATAGTAAGGTTATATATCAAAAAATTAATACTACAAATGAATCTATAAATGATATGAACTATTTAAAGGTGATAAAAGATTTTATTAAAATAAAACCAACTCACAAATATGAGAAAATATACGGAATTAATAAATGGTTTAATTTTTTTGTAAATGATTTTTTAAACTTTAGGACTAAACAAATTATTATTGCAAGTCAGTTTTCAATTGACAATATAAAAAACTATTTACTTATAAATTCTCTACAATTATCATCAATTTGTATTTTGGTTTCTATACATATATCATCAAAGTATACTAAATACACAATCCCTCCGCTAATAAAATTAGAGAAAATTAAAAGAATTGGTGTTAATAAAAAAATAATATTGGCATATTCTGTAAGCGGAGAAGACTTTCCTAAAAAACTTGATTTATTATCTAAGAAAAATCCGTTATATAAATTTATCTATTTCACAAATACAAATATTCAAAAACCACTTCAAAAAAACATTACTTTGTATAAACCAGATAAAATTAAATTTATAAAATATTTGCGAATATGTGGAGCAGTATTATGTACTTCTGGTAATGAACTAATATTAGAATGTGTCTTCAATAAAATCCCAGTTGCGACCATTCCTTGCTCAAATAAACAATACGAACAAGTTGATAATTTTAATAAATATGTTGAATTCTTAAAATATTCTGAATCATTTACAGATTCTTTAGATTTAGAGGTTCTTGTAAATAAAAAAATGGAATCTAGTCATTCGAATTTAATAAAATCTTGCGAAAATAGAGATCAAAAAATTTTAAAATTATGTAATATTTAAACTTTTACTGATTTAATAGAATATAATATTACACCGATCGATATTTAAAATGAAGTTAAGTTAAAATATATATCTAATATACATAAAATTTATTGCTAAATTTTATGTATATTACAAAAGAATAATATTTTAAAGTAGTAGATGGTAATGAAATTGAAAATATTCAAAATTTAACTACAAATATAAATACTGATATGAGTAATTATTAAGATAATTTACAAACGAATTGTCTACATACAGGACAAACATTATTTGACATTAGCCATATATCTATTTGCATTTTTGTAAAATAATGATCACATTTTAGTACTCTAATATCTTCATTAATTGGTATAATATCTTGTGTTAGAGAACAAAAAGATTTATCATCATTACATTTATAAATGATTGAATTAACATTTATTTTGTTAATTGAATTTTTTATATTATATTTATTTTGTAAACTAACTAAACTATCTATATCCAACATTATAAATATAATTTGATTTTCGGTATTAATTCTATTTAATGATTTACATATAGCATTTATTTTTTTTATTATATTTATTTTGTAAACTAACTAAACTATCTATATCCAACATTATAAATATAATTTGATTTTCGGTATTAATTCTATTTAATGATTTACATATAGCATTTATTTTTTTTATAATGTATACAATTATTAATGTACCAATAATTAATGGTATTTCAATCATTGTTATAAATTAGATAAAAAATTGCGAAAATAGAAATGAAAAAAACTTAAAATTATATAACATTTAAAAATATATTAAATTAATTTATTTTTATAAATTAGATAAAAACTTATTTATTGGTATTATATATAATGTCTTATCAAGAATTTAGAGAAAATTTAAAATCTTATGTAAAATTAGATGAAAAATATTGTAAATATAATAAATATCTTAATAATATAAGATCTAAAAAATTGGATATAAAACCAAAATTAATTAATTATATGAATATTAAAAATATTAATGATATTCCATTAAACTCTAATTTTAATTTGAAATTAAAGGAAACAAATCAATATGCGTTTATATCAAAAAATCATATAAAAAATATATTAAATAAATATATTGATAGTAATGACGATATTGATATTATAATAAAAGATATTTATGAATCAAGAAATAAAAAAATGATTTATGACATTAATATTACAAAAAAAGAATAATATTTTATATATATATGATTATTTCTAAAATTAATCTTAATAATGATATAATTAATCATATTAACAATATGAAAATAGATGACATATTTTTAATAAATATATTTAAAAATGGAGTATGTATTACACAAAATATTAATGAAAATTGTAATTTTAGTATTTTTATAGAAAAAAATAAATTTGATGTATTAGATATACAAAAAGAATGTAGTTTTGTAATAACAGATATAAATATTTTATCAGATATAGAAATTATAAAAAATGAATTAAATGAATATAAAATGAATAATAATATTAAAATAATAAATGATTCATGTAATATATGTAAAAACTTATTAAATTTAAAATTCACAAAAACAGATATTACATATAATAACTTGAATATTGATAAAAAATTAGATTTTTTAAATTCATGCAAATTTGAAATTATAATATCTAATAAATTTAATGGAATTGTTTTAAAAACTACTCAAAATAATATTATTATATATTTGAATATTCTGTATACGCCCGATTAATATTTAAATTATAACTTTTTCTACTTAAAGCTATGTATTTATCCATACCACCAATAACTTCTTGATTAATTTCATCACTAGTTCTATATGTGAACGGAGCATGTTCGCCATTGTTTTTATCAATTGCGGTTAAATGGGTTATTTTATCACTTAATGGAATTAATAAACTTATTTGTTCAAAAGGTTCTCTTTTATAATCTCCATTAAGACCATAACATTCTACTATTTTTTCATTTGCCCATTTATTACATATAAATGCTGCATCTTTATAAAACTGTATTTCATCAATTAAAATTACATCATAATCCATTATTTTATCTTCTACTTCTGACAATAATTCAGTACATAATGCATCATGCTTATTATTACTATGTGTAACTACCATATCTTTATCATATCTTGTATCATTTTTATATTTAATAATAATACATTTTTTACCTCCTATTTTATATCTTTCTAATCTACACAATAAAGTAGTCGTTTTTCCTGAATACATCGGACCAATAAATAGTTTTAACATTTTATTATATATATTATATAAATTATTTATATAATATAAATAATTATCAATTTTTAATTTAATTTTATTAATAATATGTCACAAACATTACTAAATTTGATAAAAGAAATTATAAAAGATAATAGACAAAAAACATTAAGTATTTCTTATCAAGAAGATAAATTAAAATTAATTCAACCAGAAATAAATAAATATTTCAAAAAACATATAAATAGTGATTTATTTATACCATATTTTGATTTTTATATAAGTGATAAAATTATATTCGATATTGATGATTATGATTATATTGTAATAAATATTGGATTAAATACTTTACGCTCCTGTATCAATAACTCTAATTTATATAAAGATATTATTGGATTTTCAGAAATTAAAAATGATATATTTAATATATTTGCAAAATATTATATTGACAATGATGTTATTATATATTTTGAATATTCTGACAACGAAGGACGCATTATTATCACTCCCAAGGATAATAATGAAAAGAAACAAAGATCTACATGTAAAATATTTAATGATTTCCCGTTTTATAATATGACAATTGATTTTATATTGTGATATATTTACACCGATCAAGTTTTATATATATTAATATGTATAAAAATATTAATATTTTTCATATATATTAATAATGATAAATATTAATATGTATGAAAATACAATTACTAATGATGACATATCTCCTATATGTCCTATATGTCATGATTCATTAAATGATCAACATTCATATGAAATTTCGGAATGTAAACATATATTTCACTCAGATTGTTTAATTACTTGGTTAAGAACTGGTAATAGTAAATGTCCATATTGTAATTCTGTTTCTACAAATTACATAGAAAATGAAGACGATGGCCATTATTGTAATAAAAAATCATTTACATATAAATATAAATATATACTAAATTATTGTAAAACCAAAAATGCAAATAAAAAAATTGTTAAAAAAATACAAAAAATTAAAGATTTAGAAAATAAATTAAAAATATTATATGATGATAATAAAAATATAAAGCAAGAGGTTGGAACATATTCAGAAATTCATAATAAATTTAAATTATTTCGTAGAAATGTATGGAGAATTAAAAATGATATATTTAATAAAAAATTAGAACTTACTGATACAATCAATATTATTCCTTATATTATACAAGTAAAAAAATAATTGTTCTTTAAATTAAAAAAATTGATATTTTATAGTCAAACATGTAAAGTATTATATATATATTATATAAAATGTCTAATGAATACTATGAATTACTACAAATTAAGAAAAATGCAAGTGCTGATGAAATTAAAAAAGGATATAGAAAATTAGCAATTAAATATCATCCAGATAAATCTCCAAAAGATAAAAAAGAAGAATATCTTGAAAAATTTAAAGAAATTACTGAAGCATATGAAGTTTTATCTGATCCTGAAAAAAAAAAAATTTATGATAAATTTGGTAAAGATGCTGTTTCAGGCAGAGGTGGTCCGCAAATAGATCCACATGACATTTTTAATAGTATGTTTGGAGGAGGTATGCCTGGTATGCCTGGTGTTAATGTAAGAATGGGCGGCATGGGTGGTATGGGAGGTTTTGGATTTCCACAAAGACAGAGACAAGCACCTGATATTATTACCAGAGTTATGGTTACATTAGAAGAAGTATTTACTGGAACAACAAAAGAAATTAATATTAAAAGAAATATAAATGGAACTAATAGTAATATTAAATTAAATATTACTATACCACCTGGTTGTGGTAATAATATTAAAATGGTAAAACGGGGTGATGGTAATATTAAAGATGACATGGAAGATGGTAATTTAGTTATTGTTATAACACACGAAGAACATCCTATTTTCAAAGTTAGTGAAAGTCATTTAGTTATAATTAAAAAAATTAAATTCGGTACATCATTATTAGGAACAAAATTCCATGTTAAATTATTAGATAATAGTGATATTAATTTAGAAGTTAGTGGACCAATTTTTGACGGCGATATGAGAGTAATACAAGGGCTTGGTTTACCTATTATGAATACAAAAGCAAAAGGTGATTTAGTTGTAAAATTTGAAATAGATAAAGAAATTACTTTTAATAAAGAACAAATTAAATTAATTAAAAATTGTTTCCCAATGGACAGATTCCCTCTTAAAGATTGTTCTGATATACAAGCAGTAAATCCAGAATCATTTAATCATAATGACGATGATGACGATGATAATATAAATCAAGGAGGCGGTGTTCAATGTGCTCAGCAATAAATTAAAAATATAAATAAATTTTATTTTATTAAATATAAAAATTAATTAATTAATTTTTATATTTAATAAAATAAAATTTAATTTAATTTAATAGAACATTGTAATTATCAAGTTCTATCTTATTTATATCTTTTGTAGTATCCAAGATAAAAGGATATTTATATCTTTTGTAGTATCCAAGATAAAAGGATATTTATGAAAGGGAAATTAAGTTGCGGATTTTAGATCTTATACACTCTAGGTTCGGATCATTAATTATCATAACGTTCAAAGATAGTTAGAATATCTTAAATAAACATTATGTTAAATAATAATCTTTATAACCTTTCTATACTTAAATATATATATTAGTTGGTTAATAGCCATCCCTCAACCAATTTATGTATCAGATTTAATAATACTAATATTAATAATAACTTCAATCAAAATATACTACCTAAAGATAATTTTTAAAAAAAAAATTATCTTAGGGATTTTTTTTCATGTTATTATTAATAATACGTTCTTATCATTTCCGAACTTTGCTATTTATATAAATTTAATAAATAGCATTCAAAAATAAACTCAAAAAGAATTCATTTTAACACAAATTGATTGAGGGGCTCTAAATTTGTAAGATAACATTTTAATTTACTTTTATAATGTATGAGTATATATATTATTTACAATCATAAATATTATTTTTTTCAATTTTTTCATAAAATTGAAAAATACCTATTTTGAACTTGATTGTTTTTATTAAATATAATTATTTAGGTATATTATAAGATCTTAACTATAAAATGTCAATTAAAGATATATTTACGCAAATAGATATAAAAAATGATATAAATACAACAGTTTGTTGTTATGGATGGGTTAGAACTGTTCGATCTTCAAGTTCTAGTTTAGGATTTTGTACTTTAAATGATGGAAGTAATGTTTCGGGATTACAAATTGTAATTTCAGTTGATTATATTAAACAGGATAATGTCGATATTTTTTTTAAAGAAGTAAAAATTGGATCATTTTTAAATTGTGTAGGAAAAATGATTCTCTCACCTGCTAAAGAACAAAAATATGAATTACAATTAGAACATTTTGAAATTGTGGGTAATGTAAAAGATGATCATTATCCATTAAGTAAAAGTAAAATAAATTTAGATACCTTGAGGCAATATTATCATTTAAGATGTCGAACGAATACATTTGGTAGTATATTTAGAATTAGATCTAATTTGATGAAAATTTTACATGATTTTTATCATTCTAAAGGGTATTTACACTTAGATCCAAATGTAATTACTACTAATGAATGTGAAGGTGGTGCAGGAGTATTTCAATTATCAGAACATGATATAACATATATAGATAAACTTAAGATATTAGAAGATGATATGATATCGAAAATTACAAATACCAAAAAATATGATTGGTCGAGTGATCATTTTGGTTCACCTGTTTATTTAACAGTTTCATCTCAATTACAATTAGAAGCTTTGGCTTGTGGTTTAGGGAATGTTTATACAATAAATAAGAGTTTTAGAAGCGAACATTCATCAACTAGTAAACATGCTTCAGAATTCACTCATTTAGAAATTGAGATGATTAATAATACAATATATGATTTAATGGATATTAGTGAGGAAATGATAAAACATTGTATTGAAAAATTATTCGAATTATGTAATGACGATATTATGAATCTTAATAAATTTATTAGTAAAGGACTTGTAGATAAATTAACTTTTTTAAAAAATGCTGAATTTAAAAGAATTAAATACAATGATATTGTTAACGAAATAAATGAAGATATTTCTAAAAATAAAAATATAAAAATTACTAAATTGAGTAAAGGAGATGATTTAGGGTCAGAACATGAAAATTATATTACTAAAAAATATAATACTGCAGTATTTATTACACATTGGCCTATTGCTATAAAAAGTTTTTACATGAAACAATGTAATGATGAAACATGTGAATCATTTGATTTACTAATGCCATATGGTATTGGAGAATTAATTGGTGCTTCACAAAGAGAAGATGATTATGATAAATTAATTAAAATGATGGATATTAAAGGTATAAATAAAGAAAGTATGTCATTTTATTTAGATTTACGGAAATATGGTTCATGCCCTCATGGCGGTTTTGGTCTAGGTTTTGATAGATTATTAATGTTAATGACAGGAATGCAAAATATTAGAGATGTTATACCATTTCCTGTTTGTTATAAAAGTTGTACTTTTTAATATTAAAAAAAATAGATTTATTAAAGTAAATTATTATTAACTTTTTTTATATTTATCATAATATTTCTTACACACTCTTTAATATTCTTTAATTTCGGATATAAAATTTGAAGTTTACTAGTATCTAAGTAATTATTAGATCTTTCTGCTTTTAGAATATTTGCTTGTTCTTCTATTGTAAAATTTGACCATTTAAATTTTGGATCTACATACTCTTTATACATTTCCAATATTTCATTATGTGTAATCAATCCAGGATTCGTAAAATTATATGTACCTATTGTATTTTTTGTTGCCATATCTAACATAATAGGGATTAAATCATCTAATACAGACATTGAATTAGGTATACTACATATTTTATCATAATTTATTATTTTATTAATAAAATTTCTGCTATTTGATTCACTTGAAATTGGCATTCTTATTCGTAAATTTAAAACATTTGTTTTATATTTCATAATTTGATCTGTATAACCTTTTACTGTTGAATATGCTGATCCTTTAAAATTTGGTATATCATCTTCTGTAAATCCAGTAGTTAAATCTCCAATTTTATGATATTCATCATATGTATAAATACATCCTGTACCTAAATATGTTAAATGAATATTATATTTATCTACTGCTGTAACTAAATTTAATGGAGCATATAAGTTATCTTTTAGATTTATATCTAATTTATCTTTATTTTCCAAATAATCTATAGTGTTAATATTTCCACCATGTGTTCTTCCTATAAAACACATTAAATGAGATGGATTGATTGATTCTATTTCATTACATACATCCTGAAAATTATCTACTCTAATTTTACTTACATAAAAATTAACTTTATTTATGAGAAGATAATTTTGCATTAAATTACTTATCCAACCATTATGACCATATATTAATATTTTCATTATATTTGTATATATATATATTTTAAATATATTACTTATATAATGATTAATTTACTAGTTACAGGTGGATGTGGGTTTATTGGATCTAATTTTATTAATTATATTTTTACAAAAAAAAAATATAATATAATTAACTTGGATGCAATGTATTATTGTGCAAATGAAAATAATATTAATAAAAATATTAAAAATTCTAATAATTATACTTTTATAAAAGGTAATTTATCTTCAACTGATTTAATTACACACATTCTTTTATTTTATAAAATAAATGAAATAATACATTTTGCAGCTCAAAGTCATGTACAACATTCGTTTGATGATTCACTTCAATATACCCAAGACAATATTGTAGGAACACATACTTTATTAGAATGTTGTAGATTATATGGTAAAATAACTAAATTTATTCATATTTCTACTGATGAAGTTTATGGTGAATCAATGTTATCAATTGAAACAAACAAAAAAACAGAAAGAAGTTTGTTGTGTCCTACAAATCCATATGCTGCTACAAAAGCAGCAGCTGAATTAATTGCACAATCATATTATCACTCTTATAATATGCCAATTATTATTACTCGAGGAAATAATGTATATGGACCTAATCAATATCCTGAAAAAATTATCCCTAAATTTATAATGCAATTAAAAAATAATAATAAAATAACAATTCAAGGCGATGGTAGTTGTGTAAGAGCTTTTTTACATTCTTATGATGTATCAACAGCATTTGAAATAATATTAAATAAAGGACTGATAGGAGAAATTTATAATATTGGGTCTGATGATAATACAGAATATTCTGTATTGCAAGTTGCACAATTTTTAATTAAAAAAATTAAAAATACAAATAATTATAAAGAATGGATTGAATATATAGAAGATAGACCATTTAATGATAAAAGATATTATATTAGTAATCAAAAACTTAAAGCATTGGGATGGAATATTGAAGTAGATTTTATATCTGGAATTACAATGTTAATACAAGATACATGTCAAACTCATTGCATATCGTCTGATAAAGCTTTGCCTATAAATCATAAATAGTTAATTTTTGATTAAGTTATTTTGAATGGTAGGGCGAACTAAGTTCCTATTATTAAATAATATTAATCTTATTTCTTCTTTTATTTTATTTAATACTACATTTTTTTCTTTCTTTTCTAGATATCTTTCGAATTTTTTCATTATTATTGGATAATTTATTGCATTTTCTAGCCAATCTTCTACCTTATCTTGAATTAAACATTCTTTATCATTTATCATATCTTCAATTACTTCTTCTCTACTTTGTGTATCCCAGTTTTCACCATTATATACCATTATATAACCATTTTTTAAATTCGATATATATACATTATGATTCTCTGGTTTCTTTGGATTTAAATGAATCATTTTTATTAAATGAGGTACACACATATTATTATGTTGCATACAACTTATAATATCTTTTTCTTTTAGACTACTCAAATCAGTATCTTTATAAGATAATAATTTTATATTATTCTGAATAGTGTTCGTTATATTATTACTATTATTTATTCCAGCTTTCTTTATTAATTCATCTATTTGTTTATCACGTTTTTCTAATTCTTTTTTGAAATCTTTTAATTGATCTTTTATTTGATTATCTTTTTCTTTTAATTGATCTTTTAATTGATCATTTAAAATTTTTACTAATTCATTCATTGATTCTTTTGCTTCTTCATTATCTTTTTTGTCTTTACAACATTTATGATGTTTGTTTAAATTACTTTTAGTAGAATAGTTCTTATTACAATATTTACATTCTAACTTTTTTGAATTATCAATGGAATTTATGGATTTTTTTGAATCGGTTATGGATTTTTTTGAATCGGTTTTTTGTTTGTTTTTAATTTTAACAAAATCTTCATAACTTTTACCAGATAATATTGATTCTTTACAATCATCTAAATCTAAATTATTTAATTTATTTACACATGTATTTTTACGTCCAATGTGTCTTATCATATTGCTTTTATTGTCATTGGTGTATCCGCATCTATAACAATTATAATTTACCATTATATGACTATATATATATTATTATTTAAATATTATTTACCTATTATTTACCTATTATTTACCTATTATTTACCTATTATTTACCTAAATTACCTGTTTTTTACCTAATATATAGATAAATGATATATATATTATGAATATATACCATTTATGATGTTTAATTATTACATGAAAATTACCTAATTAAGAGCATTAAATATGCGAGGATTTTTAAAATAGGATAAATAACAGGGGGGGGGGGATCCCAAAAAAATAAAATTCATTTTCATTTTTAAAATAAAAAAATAAAATACTTTGTAAAATTAAAGTTTTAGGTATATTATTTGGAACATCATAAATATATGTTTTATCATTCTAATGACAGAATAACGTTTACTCATATATTATATAAATAAATATTTTAAAAATTCATATTTATTTTAATATCTGATCCAATATGTTCATAATTGATATTTTTAATTACATCTATTTTTTGTATTTCATTATCTAATTCTGGATTTAATTTTTTTGTATTTTTTAATTTATTTAATTTAATAGATTTCACTTTATAGCAATCAACCAATGCACCATATGCATTTTCTATAGAATTATTTAATTTAATACCATTTCTAATTAATAGATTATTATATTTACAAATTTCTATATTTATTGTTTCATCATTAATTCTAAATTCTAATTCAAAACTTTTATATTTAGAATCTCTAATAAACCTTGATTTATTATATTTTTCAGTTATTTTAATATCTTGATTTAATGTTGATTTAATTATTTCAAATGTTTCCATATTAATCAGAAGTTCTTCTTGGTTATAATTTAGATAAATTTTATTTATAAAACTTGGAATTTGAGTAAATTGTAATTTATCAAAATCTAAAAGTAATTCAAATTTCCTAGATTTAATTAGATAATCAACTAATAATTCTTGATTATTTTTTTTTGATAAATTAGCAATATAACCATTTATTACCAATTTATTATTTTTTGTATTAGAATCAAATAAACGAATATTACCATTGGGTATATCTAAATAATATAATTGATTCTTACTAGTTATTATATATGGATCACCATATGCTCCGAATCTTTGAGGTTTAATTTTTTGAGGTTTAATTTGTTGTTGTCCAGTAACAGAACCTAAAATATAAAAAAAACCATTATAAGTTTCTGAATGTCCTTCAGAATAATCATTATCAGTTTCATTTTTTGTGATAGTGTATTTAGTAGCATTTTTTTGTTTAATCTTTATTGTCTTTATTGTCTTGCCATATTTAGTTGTTATTGTAATTTCATCGTTGTCATTTTCCGTAAGTACATACAATCCCTCATCATTAGCTAAATTACTTGTATTAAATGATAATGATTTTGATGCAGAAATATTAGATTCACTCGAACTATTAATTATACGTATTTTATTTTTTGTAATTTCACTTGTTACTGTACTAGATAAAGGTAATATATCTTTATTAATTATAATATCAGTATTATTTATATTACTTTCGCCATTATATTTAAGATATATATTTCGTATAATATCTTTTGTTAGAGAATGTTTTTTTTTGTCAGTATCTGTTAGAGATAATAAAGTACTATGAATTATTGAATCTTCTATTGATAATTTATTATCTGTACTGAAATTAGGTAGGTTGTATAAATTATTTATTATAATAGCACCTGCATATGGTCCACTTCCTTCCCAATTTACAGGTGTAGTTCCTAAATCATTCCATTTTGTATAGTTATAGTTACCATAAATATTTATGTTCGTATCTCCTTCTCTATAAAAAGCATGTGTTTTGATTGTAGGTGTATCCCCCATAAAAAAAACATTTACTAAATTTGCGCATCTGTTAAATGTTTCAACTCCAATAGTTGTAACACTACTAGGAATTATAATACTAGTTAAACCTGATTCCTTAAATACTACATCCTTTATAGTTACAATATTAGGAAGTGTAATACTTGTTAAAGCTGTACATCCATAAAATGCAGAATCTAAAATTTCTGTAACACTATCTGGTATTATAATATTTGATAAAGATGTACATCCTCGAAACATAGAATAATCAATACGTGTTAGACTATCTGGTATTGTAATACTTGATAAAGATGTACATCCATAAAATGCAGAATCTAAAATTTCTGTAACACTATCTGGTATTATAATATTTGATAAAGATGTGCATCCTCGAAACCCACTAAAACCAATGTTTGTTACACTATCTGGTATTACAACATTATTTAAAGATGTACAATCTCTAAATACTCCGGCCCCAATAGTTGTAACACCATGGGGTATTGTAATACTTGTTAAAGATGAACAATAATTAAATGAATATTCACCAATATGTGTAACACTATTGGGTATTGTAATACTTGTTAAAGATGTACAATCTTCAAATACTTTGTTTCCAATAGTTGTAACACTATTGGGTATTGTAATACTTATTAAAGATCTGCGACTTTTAAATACTTGGTCACCAATATATGTAACAGGTTTATTGGTAATAGTTGCTGGTATATTTACATCAATTTCAGATCCAGTATATCCTATTATTTTTACATTACTTTCAATTAATTCATAAGTCCAATTCTCATCTGTCCCACCTAATAAATGTGTTAAAATACATAAATTATTATTATTAAGAGTAAATTTCATATATATATATAAAATATTAAATATATATGTTTTTAATTTAATATATAAAAAATTTAATATGTAGAATATCCCGATTCAATACCGCCAACTAATTTTTGAAATTTAGATAATGACCCTTCAAGTTCTAATTTTGGTTTTACTACTTTTTTAAATCTGTCGTTAATAACCGTATCAAGTACATCTAATGTTATACTATTATTAACTAAATCTAATGTTATTGTATCATTATTTTTAATAATAGAAGTAATACTATTTTTTTTATATGCATCCGGTAAATGACATACTAATATACCATGTGATCCACCTGAAAATCTTCCATCTGTTGCCAATGGTGGCGCATCATCTCCGAAATATCCGATTAAAGCACTAGTTGGTGTTAACATTTCAGGACATCCTGTAGATTCTCCTTGATATCTAATAATAATAAAGTTATTTTTACTAATATTTTTATTTTCTAAACTTTTAATCATACTTTTTTCAGTATTAAAAACTTTTGCTTTCATAGTTAATTTTAAATCTATCTTAGATGATATTTTAGATACACATCCTTCAGGAGCCATATTTCCTTTTAATATTCTAATATGACTTTCTTTTTTAAAAGGTGTGTCTTTCATAAAAACCACATTTTGACTTTTATCTATAGTTTTTGCAGTTTTTACATTTTCATATAATGTTTTTCCAGTAATTGTTAAACTATCATCAATTAAATTATTTTCAATTAAATATTTAATGAATGAACTTGTACCACCTAGATTATATAGATCATTCATTACATTTGTACCATGAGGTTTCATATTTAACAGAATGGGAGTAGATTTAAATTTATTAAAATCATCTAATGTTAAATCTATTTTTGCTAGTTTTGCAATAGCTAACAAATGAATAACTGCATTTGTTGATCCACCAGTAAGATATAACATTTTAATTGCATTTTCAAATGATTTTTTTGTAATAATTTGCGATGGTCTAATATCTTCTTTTAAAAGATTATACATTGTATCTCCGGCCATTGCACATTCATTAATTTTTTCAGAACTTAAACTCATAGAAGATGAACTGTTTGGTAATGTTAACCCCATTACTTCAAATATTGTTGCCATTGTATTTGCAGTATAGAAGCCAGAACAAGAACCACATTGTTTATCACATGAATTTTCAATAATATTTTGTCTTTCAAAATCTGAAATGTCTTTTTTTATGTATTTCCCATATGCTTCAAATGCAGATACAATATCTAATTTTGTATTTTTTGAATCTAAAAAAGAGGGTCTCATTGATCCACCATATATTAGAAAACTAGGTCTATCTAATAATACCATTGCCATAACTGATCCAGGTAAATTTTTATCACATCCTGGAATACAAATTAAAGAATCATAATGTAATCCTTTAACAACAGTTTCAATAGAATCACTAATTAAATCTCTAGATGGTAAAGAATAATTCATACCACTGGTTCCCATACTAATACCATCGGAAATACCAATTGTATTAAATTCCATTGATAATAATTTTTTTTTATTTAAACTATTTGAAACATGATTTGATAAAATATTTAATTTAGAATTACATGGGTTACCTTTATACCACATACTACAAACTCCTACTTGTGGTTTTTGTAAATCATGAGTGTTTAGTCCTAATGCATATAACATTGCCTGAGCAGCACCATTTTCTCTATTTTGTGTGATAATCCGTGAATAACGATTTAAATTATTAGAGTATTTTTTCATTATTTTAATTTTATTTAATTATAATAAAATTGATAAATATATTATTTTATTATATAAAATAAATAATAATAAAGTTATGTTAAAGTCAATTTTTACTAGATCGAATAAATTAGTACAAACATTTTTTATAAAATCAAATATATGTAAATATCATACGCATAGTTTAACAGGTGGTCAAGTGATATATAAAAAATTGATTGAACATAACGTCAAAGATGTATTTTTATACACAGGTGGAGCTATTATGCCATTAATAGATGCATTCTACAAAGGTAAAATTAATTATTATATTAATACACATGAACAAAGTGGTGGTCATGCTGCAACTGGATACGCTAAATCAACAGGAAAACCTGGAATTTCAATTGTAACTTCTGGACCAGGATTAACTAATTCAGTTACTGCATTGACTGATGCAACAAATGATAGTACTCCATTCATTTTATTTTCAGGAAATGTTCCTTTGAATGCAGTTGGGACTAATGCATTTCAAGAATGTCCTTCTACTGAAATTACAAAATCTATAACAAAATGGAGTTATTGTGTGCAAAATATTCAAGAATTGCCGGATGTAGTAGATGAAGCATTTAGAGTATCATTAGATGGTAAACCTGGATCTGTTCATATTGATTTACCAAAATGTATTACAGGAGGTTACTACAATAATAATGATAGAACAAAATTTACATTTAATAATAAAATTACACAAAAAAAAAAGATGACAACAACAGAAATGAATAATATGGCAGAATTAATAAATATATCGAAAAAGCCAATATTGTTAGTAGGACAAGGTTGTAATGATTATTCAGAAGAATTAAGAAAATTTGCATTATCAAATAATATTCCTGTAACAACTACTATTCATGCAATGGGAATTTTTGATGAAACACATAATTTATCATTACAATTTTTGGGAATGCATGGAAATGTAGCTGCAAATTATGCAATTCAAAATGCTGATTTAATTATTGCATTAGGTACAAGATTTGATGATAGAATTACAGGAGCTATTGAAAAATATGCACCTAAAGCATTTGAGGCATATAAAAATGGTAAAGGTGGTATAATTCATGTAAATAAAAATAAAGATGAAATCAATAAAGTAATTAATTCTCATTATAATTTTCATAATGATTGTGGTCATTTTTTGAGATCTGTAAAACCGAGATTTGTGCATAGAATAGATTGGTTTCACCAAATTAATAAATGGAAAAAAGATAATCCTTTTAAATTTAATATTGATAAAGATAATATGAGTACTCAAGAAGTAATAAATGAAATTAATAATTATCTATTAGAAAAAGATAATTATATAATTACTACAGGTGTTGGAAATCATCAAATGATGGCATCACAATTTATAAATTGGAAATTTCCAAAAACGTTTATATCATCTGGAAGTCTGGGAGTTATGGGTGTTGGATTACCATATGCTATTGGATGTCAAATAGCAAATCCTAATAAACTGATTATTGATATTGATGGAGATGGTTCTTTCAATCATACATTATCTGAATTAAAAACTGTACAAAATTATAATCTTCCTATTAAGATAGCTATTATGAATGATACATCATTTTCTATGGTAAAGGCATGGGAAGAAATATTTTTTAATGAACAGTATACTGCAACAGCATTAGTTAAAAATCCAGATTATGCAAAATTAGCAGAATCCTTTGGTATAAAAGGAATTACATGTCATAAAAGAGAAGATCTTAAAGATACAATAAATGAATTTTTATCATATGATAAATCAATAGTATGTGATTTTAGAGTAATTCCAAACTTATGTTTACCATTAATATCCCCAGGAGAAGCTTTAGATAATATGATTCTCTTTGATGATAAAGAAATTATTATTAATACAAATTTACCTCCTAGTTAAATCAAATAAGAATAAAGTAAATTATTTTCATTTATTGGAATAAAATTAAAATTATTTTCTTTTAATTTATATTCAATATCAATTATATCATTATTATTAGTTAATTCAATACCAATTAACACATTTCCCATATCTTTATTAGTTTTTTTTATATACTCAAATCTGATAATATCATCATTTTGACCTAATATATTATTTATAAATTTTTTTAATTGTCCTGGAGTTTGAGTAAATTCAATAATATAGTAGTGTTTCAGCCTTTGATATCTTAGATATCTTTCTGTTATTTCTGGATATCTTGTAATATCATTATTACCTCCAGATAATATACATACAATTTTTTTATCAATTATATTATCTAATTGATCTAAAACAGATATAGACAATGTTCCTGCCGGTTCCAGAACAATACCTTCGTTTTGATATAAATCTAACATATCTCCACATATTTTTCCTATAGGTGCAACATAAATATTATCTAAAACTTTTTTACAAATTTCAAATGGTATATCACCTACTTTACTTACAGTAGCACCATCAACAAAATAATCTGTTACTGACAGTTCACTGTTTTTATTATTTTTGATTGCCTCTTTCATTGAAGGACATGATTCGGGTTCTGCTCCAAATATTAAACAATTATTTATATTTTTACTATATGATCCAATACCTGACATTAATCCACCTCCTCCAATAGCACCTATAATTATATCAGGGTCAATATCATCAAATATTTCTTTTGCTATAGTACCTTGTCCTATAATTGTATCTATATCATCATATGGATGTATAAATTCTTTTTTATTCTTTTTTGAAAATTTTAATGATTCATCTAGACATTCATTAAATGAACCTCCGAATGTATGAATGTTACAACTTCCATTACTGAAAAATTTGATACGATTTATTTTCTGTATCGGAGTTTTTATTGGTAAAAAAATATCTCCTTTTATACCAAGTTTTTTACATATATATGCAACTCCCTGAGCATGATTTCCAGCACTTGCACATACTATACCATTATTTTTTGTATCTTTTGATAAACTATTTATTTTATTAAATGCCCCTCTTATTTTAAATGATCTGACTAATTGTTTATCTTCTCTTTTTAAATATATTTTACAATTATATTTTAATGATAACCTTTCATTATATTCAAGAGGGGTTTTATCAACAACTAACTTCATTTTTTTACTGGCATCAATTATAGAATCATTGTTTATAGAATACATTATAATTTAATATACATATATTAAATTATAATAAAATAAAGATTCAATTTTACATGATTTAAGGACGTAATTTTCTTAGAATATGTGCAACTTTCCATAATTCTTGATTACCCATTTCATCTAATTCATTATTTAATTTTTCTCTATAATTTTCATCAGAATTACAATCAATTACTCTTTGGACTTCTTTGCCAGATACAACATCTTCATAACATTCTTTTATTATTGGCTTTAGTATTTTTTCGAATTTAGGAGCCCAATCAAGTGCACCTCTTTGTGCAGTAGTAGAACAATTTGTATATAACCAATCCATTCCTTGATTAGAAATCAATGGATATAAACTTACCAATGCTTCTTCTACTGTTTCATTATAAGCTTCCGACGGAGAATGACCATTTTCACGAAGAACTTTGTATTGTGCTGCAAAAGCTCCTTGAATTAATCCCATTAAAACACAACGTTCACCTGTTAAATCACTATATGCTTCTTTAGCAAATGTTGTTTCAAATGCATGACCACATCCAATTCCAAAAGCTAATGCCATACATTTATCTAATGCATGTCCAGTATAATCCTGATGAATTGCATAAGATGCATTAATACCACTACCATTTAAGAATTGGGATCTAACAGTTGTACCAGCACCTTTTGGTGCAACTAACATGACATCGATATTATCTGGAGGTATTATATTTGTTTGATCTTTAAATACTAATCCAAAACCATGAGAAAAATATAGTGTTTTACCTTTTGTCAAGTATGGTAAAACACTATCCCATTGTTTTATTTGTCCAACATCTGATAATAAATATTGAATAATATTACCTTGGTATGTTGCTTCTTCTACGGAAAATAGATTTTTATTTTTTTCCCATCCATCTTTTTCTGCTTGATCCCAACTAGGTCCTTTTCTTACACCAATAGATACATTAAAACCATTATCTTTTAGATTTAATGCCTGTCCTCTACCTTGAGGACCGTAACCAATAATACTAATTGGTACTTTATCTAAAATTTTATGGCATTTCTCTAATGGATAATCTGAACGTTCAAAAATTGTTTCAGTAACTCCACCTACAGAAAAAGTATGAAGGTTTTTTGAAAGAATTTTTGGTATTATATTTTTTTGGTTAGTTTGAATTATTGTTTCTGCAACTCCACATACCGATAAACTAACAAGTCCTTTTTTAGTACAAATTCTTGACAACATTTTTATAATAATTTAAGTATAAATTTATTATATATAAGTTTCAATTTTATCAAAATATTTTATTATCCTGACCTATATATAAAATTATATCAAAATTTATATATTAGTAGTCGCATATTGCTATGCATTAACCATGAAGTTAAATATATGCTTCTTAAGGCTTTAACTGAGCTAATTTGTAATCCTCATTTAGTATTGGGGATATTTATATCAGATGTAAATATAAACCATAATTCATTCATTTGAGTTATTATTGTATAATAACATATTTGTTATAGAAGATATATACACATCTTGAATCAAGGTTGATACTCTTCTTGAGCGTCATCACTTACTTCATCATTATCTATATCTTTTAATGAAATTACTTGGAGTCCATTGTTTGATTCATTTACACAATAACAATAGTCATCTCCAGTTCTTACATTATTTACATCATAATCTAAATATACTTTAACATCTGCCCAGATACTGCCAGAATGAGTAATGCCTGTAATCCTATTTAACTGATTATCTTCTATTCTATATATTTCTAAGCTTGTTCTCATACCTACTAGAGCATATTTTATATTATCTTTAGAAGTATATCCCCAGCAATCATTTCCATTACTTACTGTGGGATTTGGTTTGCGATCTAGTTCTTCTATATTTACCGAGTCTAGATTCCCATTAGTGTCCATAACCCAGTTCATTTTTATTAGAAAAACTCCATAAGTTATATCAGAAAGTATACATAAATTTTGATCATCATTCCAAAAGAAATTAGACCAATTTCTTTCATAGGCAACTGCACTAGAATTAGACCCGCCTAAAAAATTACCTATTTCAATTAAATCAATAGTATTATTAGGATCATCTCTAATAACTTTATATATTCTTACCCCAGTTGAATAACAACTATGAAATATTACATCACAATTATATTGTGGTAAATAGTGAACATATAAATTATGATTATAAGTTGCTGTTTCATTTGTCCAATTTTGTCCTGTGCCGTCGACAGATGGTTCTAAATTAGATCCATTCTGATTCCATAAACATAAAGTTGGATTGGCAGTTTGTATAGATTTTTTGTATGAATCTAAAGTTGGTTTCATATCATAAACTATTACGCAATTTCTTTGCATAAATTCATCGTTTGCGAAAATATATCTTCCATCTGAACTTGTCCATATTTGATGTAAATATCCATTTGTAGTTGGTGTAAAAAAATCTGCATTTTGATAAGACGTTAATAAAGGAACTACTTCTGTCCATTCAGAATTTGCATGTGTTACATCTCTTACTGTAATACCATTTCGTTCTCCTGAACCATAAGCAATAGTTACTTTTTCTGAAGTATTATCATCATTTTCTAAATCATATGTATATGTTACTAAATCATGATAATATTCTCTTGACGCATTATCTAAACCTGTTCCTCCATTACTTCCATCATCTTTTGGATTTAAAGGAGTTGCAAACTCGGTACTCGGAACAAGAATTCCAAATTCATCATAAAGTGGTTTTAAGGCATATGTCCATGATGAACCATGTGCTCCAGGATCGCGATTTAATATTTTTTTTGTTTTATGATGTTTATTATCGTGATTGTGATTATCATCATTATGAGCAGATGTTAATTCAGTTTCATTTGTTCCTAACGCATATAATATACCTTTTTCCTGGTCAATATATAGATTATGTGCTGTTTGCCAATCAACTTTAAGTTCATTTTTAATTCGTAAACCTGTATTTAGTGAGATTATAACAACTATAGTTTCAGATAATTTTATCCAATAGCCTTTATTAATTTCTACATTCTCTACAGAACTATATCCCAAAGTATTATCATATGAATATAATGTATTTTCAATATATTTTCCTTGAAAATATGTTATTAAATCATCTAAATTTAAATTTTCAATGAATGAAACTAAATTCCATCCTTTATTATATATTTTTTCTTGCATATACTTGCAAAATATATTTTATTATAACTGGTTGAAATAATAAAATATATTTAAAAAAAAAAATAGATTTTTCTAAATAGTATATTTTAATTCAGGTAAGGTTAATACATATCTAGTACATGGATCACCTAAAATATGATAATACCAAAAATCGTTACTAATTTTAAATTCTGGAACTAATACTGCTTCTTTGAATAATTCCCCTATTGTCATAACAGTTTGTGCATCTAATATACTAGAGTTTAATTTCCGTTGCATATGCATAGGAGGTTCCCAACTTTGCAAAATAGAAGAACAGAGAAATGCAATTGATCCCCCATTTTTTTTTGTCTGTAAATATTCTGATAATCCCATATAAGATTCATCGTGAGATCCTACTGAACATCCTACTACACATCCTAAAAAGTATTCATTAATATTTGTTAAATTTGAAACATTATTAACATTAAAATTAGTAGTACTTAATGTTACTTCATTTGCATGTCCTGCATACAATAATAAGGATGAGCCTTGATTTAGTTCTATTTGTAAATTTATAGCAGTTGGATTTCCATTAGCATCATACTCGTTTGAATCATTACTAATATTATTTGGATTCTGTAGATGTCCTGAATTTCCTACTGATTGGTATAATTCTGTATAATGACACTCCAAATCAGAATTACTAAATCGTTCTAACTCTTGTCTCATAAAATTATTATCTGAAAGTTGATCTATACCATTACCGGTACCTTCATTACTAGCAATACCTATAATTTTTTTAGGCCAATCAGCATTTAAATCTCCAGAATAAGTGTTTGCTTGTATTTCATCTATGATTGATTCATAGATTTTTATTTTATCTATTTGATTTTGAATATTAGTTTGTTTTTCTGCACGCGTTAATTCTGGCGAATTTCCATCAATATATATATTATCACCAGGACTTAATCTGCCTATAATTATTGTATATATATCATTTATCATACCATAAGAAATATCACTTGCTGCTTTCTTTGTAATTTGATTATAGATAGATGAATATTGATCTTCATTTATACCATTTTTCATTAAGGTAGGTACTTCTTCGATTGAACCAAATAATAAAACATATTTTAAATTATTGTTTTCATTATATTTTGTATCAATTATGTTTTTTATAGAATGATATGTATCTTCAGATTGCATTTCATATATTTCTACATTATATCCTTGGGATGTTCTTAATGTTTTTAAATCATTTACTGATAATGAATATTTTTCATCATAAACATAGAAAACGTTTTTTGCATCTGGTTCAGGATCTTCTATTGTACATGTATCTGAAAACATTAAACGACCATTATTGCCTCCCATAGGTCCATGATTATAACAATTATAATCTATCATTCCAAAATCTGCTTTTACATGTATTTTTACAGTTCCATAATAATGTTTTACATTAATACCCGAAACCAATTCACTTCCTGCCTCAGTTCCTTCAACCACTTCTAATTTATCACTACCATCTATTACAAACCCAATAGGATGAACACTTGTTATTCCAATTAATGTATAATAACCTATATTAACTCCTATATTATCATTTAAATTATAAGATACATTATTAAATGTATAAATGAAGTTAGACATTTGTACTGAATTATCATTATCTTGATTTAAACATTGGATCTGTAAAGGCTCAGATATAATTTCATTGGATATATTTATAGATTTTACATACATAGTAGCATTATCAAAAGTTGGAAATTGATTTTCAAGCTCTATTACATCCCCGTTAAAACCTGTATAATTACCAGCGAAGGCAATATTCATAATTAAACCATAATGTTTACTTGTATCAATAATTTCACCTGAATTATTTACAGTTTGATAAAGTTCATTTAAATGTACATCATCTAATGTATATGTATATATCTTATTACCATCAAAATACATTTCTATTGTTGCAGGACCATCATTTGGATGACTAATTGTTGTTTTATAAATATGATAATCATCTGTTAAGTTAATTCCTGCATTATAGCTATTAAAATAATATTCATTATTAAATTCTTCTTCCTCTCCTTCATTATTTAATATACCATTATTATAATGAATTGCACTAGTATATTTATCAACTCCTAATGTATTAACTCCTTCTTGATCTAATAAAGAAGCAGATGACCATTCCATAACATCAATTTCACCACACCAAGGCCAACCCTGATTATCATTATCATTCCATATTCCGGAACCCATCATCCATAAAGCAGGCCATAAAGGAACATCTTGAATTTCATTACCATTACTATTTAAAGCTTTGGGCATTTTCGCTTCAAATTCAATGCTCAATTTTTTCCCTCTTTCTAATTTTAATACTGGATTAGAATCATCAGAATAACTAATTAATCTTGATGATTTATACGTAGTATTCCCATTATTCCCTATTTCTTTTGTTAGACTTATTTCAAGTACACCATTATTATTTACAATTGCATGATCTGTATCGTAACCTTGTTTTTCATTATTAGTAGGCCATGGATTATCACCGAATGAAGTTTCAAAAGTCCAATTTAATCCAGAAAAATTCACTAGTTCGGGTTCTGGCTCAGGCCCAGGTTCATCACTGTATACTTTGAAATCGGTTAATTTTATTCCTACATCGCGTGTAACCAAATATAATAATAAACTACTAAAAGTGTTAGTTCCTTGGGTAGGTATTTCTAATTCTCCTGATGCAGTTGTTAAAGCTAAACAATCAAATGTAACTATATTATATGATGGTTCCGTATCTGGATAAGGTAGTTTTTCGATTCTAAAATAGATCATGACATTAACAGAATTAGTATTGTTATAATTAAATGTTATTTTACCGGGATTGCTAAAGCTTAATGGGTACATTTCTAAATTTTCGTTAGCAAATCCAGCATAGTCTTCAGCGCCACTAGGGAAGGTGTAAACATCGCCATCTTTTATAGCACCCCCAAATACACCACTAAATAATGGAACTGAGAGTTCTGACTCAGGTTCAGGTTCAGGTTCAGGTTCAGGTTCAGGTTCAGGTTCAGGTTCAGGTTCAGGTTCTGGTTCAGGGCCTCCGACTGTAATTGAGTCAGATAATTTGATCCAATAACCTTTTTTTATTTCTACATTATCTGTAATATTCTCATATCCATTAGCAGTATATGAATATAATGTTTGTTCAATATATTTACCTTGAAAATAAATTATAATTTCATTTAAATTTAAATTTTCTGTGAATGAAATTAAATTCCATCCTTTATTATATATTATTTGCATATATTAATAAAACAAATTTTAATATATATGGTATATATTTTTCTATAATACTAAAAAATATAATTAGTTTCAACTTCTAAAGCCCATGTAAATTTATCTTGTAATGCAGATGTAAATAATTTATTAATTTCAATATTGTTTTTTTTCATAAATGCTATTGTAATTCTAGGATCAATATAATTAATTTTAGATGTTCCTAATGAAACATTTTTCATTTCGAGTTTTAGAGTTTTTTTTGATTTCAGTTGTTTAATTTTACTATCTTTTTTTATAATTTTTTGTTTAATAGATTTGGTATCTTTACCTTTTTCTTTATAAATTTTTTTTTTATTTTCAAGGTCTTTTATTTTTTGTTTTGCTTCCTGGATTTTATTATTAAGGTTAATAAATTGATCTTTAAAATTCTTATTAACATTTTTTTGATGATTGCATAATAATGCAACTTTTGCATTTGCTTTATTAAATTCGTCTAATAATAAATTAATTTTATCATCATTGTCATAAGTTTGAAATTTAGAAGTAATTTTATTTAATTCTTTTTGAAATAATTTACTTGCATTCATTGTTCTAAATACCTTAGAAGTTAATCCTTTCATAAATTCTTGTAAATAAGAATTTAAGTCGCTTGGATTAATTTGTGCAAAAAGTTGTTTTTTTCTATCTTTATCTTGCATAAATAAATTTAAATTTCTGTATATAATGTCTATAACTTCAAATTTTTTGGTATATCTAACAGAGTCTTTGCCTAAAAAATCTAGTTTAACTTTATTTTTTTCTAAAAGTTCTATATGTTCAATTCTCAATGAAGTTACACCGACAGTATCTGCTTCATTTTTACCTTTTTCATTACCAACACGTAATGATAAATTTTCAATAAAATATAATGCAGTTGCTAATTGTTTAGTTTTTAAATTGTCACTATTAAGATTATCTTCATTCACTTTGCGAATTTCTCCTAATTTTTTTTTTAATTTTCTAGCAAGATCAAATTTTTGTCTATCACTTTCAGATTTGTAATCTGATTTATCACTTAATCTTACATATTTCATTTTCCCAGTAATTTCTTCTTTCCAAGAAGCTAACCATATGACGGTATTATCATGAACGATTTCTTTCCAATTTCTATCCTTAAATCCAGTATCAGGTATTTCTTCATTTATACCAATATTTATAGTAATATCTTCAGGATATATTCTTTTTTTAATTTTCCCTGTTTTAGGATGACATCCTCTCCCTAAAAATAATCCAGGTGGTTCAACTTTAAAATTTCCAATAGGTTGTTTTTTTCCATCAATAATTGCAAAAAGAAATTTATCTTCTAATTTTTCATGTTTTTTTTTAATATCTTCTTTTTGTTTCTTGGTTTGATTAATTTTTTGTTCTCTTTCATTTTCTAAATATTTTTTAATTTTAGAGAAATTAATATTTTCAAATGAATGAATTTCTAATGCTGGATCGAGTAATTTTTTAAAATCTTTCCAAAAATTTTTATTAAATTTATTATTTTTTACATATTCAGTATCAATATATCTAGCATAAAATGTTGCAGCTTCCTCTGCTTCTGAATTTAATATAATTTCTTTATCTTCATAAATAATTGGAATTTTAATAGATTCATATTCTGGGGGAAACATTAAACCATTATGGAAGAATGTTTCCCAATATTGTTTATTTCCTGCCCCTTCTAATTGTTTATTTCCTGCCCTTTTTAATTGTTTATTTCCTGCTCCTTCTAATTGTTTATTTAACCAATATAAATGTATAATATAATTTGATAACATTATATTATATATATATTATTTTTTACTTATAATTTACTTTTTATCTAAATATATATTATCTTTTTGCTGTTCTTTTATTACAAGTACACATGTAGATCCATATAATAAACATATACATGTTCCTAGTACAAACAACTCTATCATAATAATATATATATATTTTTAATTTAATGATTTAAATTAAAAATATACATATTTTTTGCAGTCCTTCTGACACGGCTTCGCCTATAATGAATAAATTCCTACCGCTAATTCACTCATATATTATATCATTGCATGAAGTTTATATTTTCTTTATATATTATATCATTGCATGAAGTTTATATTTTCTTTATATATTATATCATTGCATGAAGTTTATATATAAAGAAAATATAAATATCTAAATGTAGTATATTAATGAAATTTTGTGTAATGTCTAGGGTAAGACCAATAAATTATGGAATAGAACATATAAAATGTGATGTTAGTCAAAATAATATGATAGTAAATGAAATAAAGAAAGATTTAATGAACAAAGAATCAATTAATCCAAAAGAATATATTTTTGATAAGGTTTATGATAAAAATTATAATAATGATGATTTATTTAATGATTTTGGTATGGAAATAGCAGAAAATATAATTAAAAAAATTGATACAACATTTTATGTTTATGGGCAAACAGGTTCCGGAAAAACACATACAATAATGGGAACAGATGAAATACCTGGATTATTAACTTTAATATTAAATTTTGTAAAAACATATCAAAATATTAAATTAACATTTAATAGTATTCAAATTTACAATAATAAATGTTATGATATTTTAAATAATAATAATGAAATATATGAAAGAGAAGATGCATATGGTAAAGTTAATTTAACTAATATCAAATCCATTACTTTAAATAATAATATAAGTAATATTATTGACTTAATTAAAAAAAATAGAGTAGTAGGAAAATCTGGACAAAATGATGCATCCAGTAGATCTCATTTATTATTTCAAATAAATAATGGAAATAACTTTTTAAAAATATTAGATTTAGCAGGAAGTGAAAGAGCCAGTGAAAGTGTTTATATAAACAAAGATGTTTTTAGAGAAAATGCAGAAATTAATCAAAGTATTTTAAATTTAAAGGAATGTATAAGAGGTTTAAAAAATAATAATGCTCATATACCTTACAGAGGAAGTAAATTAACTAGAATATTAAAAGATTCATTCGAAAGAAGAACCGAAAATTATATATTAGCAACAGTATCCCCAGAAAAAGAAAATATTGCTGATTCTATTAACACATTAAATTATATATCTGATTTCCAAATAATTAAAAAAAAACCAACTGTCAAATTACCACGAATACAAACAAATTTAAATAACAAGCCAGGAAATATACTTAATAATAAATATGATTTAAGTCCAAACTTTAAATTATTAATGAATAATAGAAATGAACTTGATATAAATAATAAAAATAAAAATAAATTATTTAATTATATTACAAGAAATAAAACAACATATAAATATAAAACGCAAATTTTAGAATATATTGATAAAGAAATTAAATTATTATTAGATATAAAAAATAATTTAAATTAATTTTATAAAAATTGATTTAAATTATTATAAAAATTGAAATATATTTTTATAAAAATAATATAATTATAATAAATAAATGGATTTTGTCAAAAAAGATAAAATAAAAGATAATCTAATTTTATCTTTAATTGATACATTATTAGATGTATATTCATATAATAATTCTATTATAAATGTATCAGAGAGACAACAATATCAACGATCGAACTTATCCGCCTATAATTTAGATAAAAATATTATTAAAAATAAAATCATTGCTAAATTAATAAAATTTAATATTTTAGATAAAGATATTACTAATGAAAATGAAAATGAAATCGATTTAAAAAATAACATTTATAATTTAATTTCTGATGAATTATCTACACAAATAATATCTAATAATAGTTTCGACGTTAAAAAGGAAATTTTAGATATAATTTCTGATGAGATTACACTATTAAATAATAGTTCTATAGAAGTATCTGAAGAATTAGATTCTAGCCATTCTGGCATATCAAAAGAACTGCAAGGACTTCGACCTTACTGGTACGGCTCTGCTTATAAAAATACATCTATAACTTGCGAATTTTTAGGATCGGGTGGTTTTTCGAATGTATATAAAGTATATAATAATTTAGATGATAAATTCTATGCAGTTAAAAAAATTGGAATTAATCAAATTTTTTACAAGTCATTATTTGAAGTAAGATCAATGGCTAAATTAGATCATAAAAATATTATAAGATATCATACTTCATGGTTAGAATCTAAATTTAATAATAATTTAGATATAAAACAAATTTTAGATAATAGTTCTGATAATTTAGAATTAGTAAAATATGAGAATGGATCATTTGAAACAGATCATTCAGAATATGATGAAAAAAATTATGATAAATTTATATTTATACAAATGGAGTTATGTAAGAATAATTTAACAACATATTTATTAGATAATAAACCAACATTTGAAGAAAAAAAAAATATATGTTTACAAATAGTTAATGGAATAAAATATATTCATGAAAATGAAGTATTACATCGAGATTTAAAACCAGGAAATATATTTATTTCTTGTAATAATGATATAAAAATTGGTGATTTTGGTTTAGCAGTTAATGTTTATAACTTAAATTATAGTGAAGAAGTTGGTACTATTGGATATATGGCTCCAGAAATTTTGAAAGGAGAAATATATAGTTATGAAGCTGATTTATATAGTTTAGGAGTTATAATATTAGAAGTATTTTGTAATTTTAAGACTAAAATGGAAAAAATATTAACAATTAAGCAAATTAGAGAGAATAAAAAAGTAAATATCGAAGATAAAAATATTAAAATATTAATTTTAGGTTTAATAAAAGATAATCCAAAAGATAGAATAACAATTGAAAATATTATAAAATTACTAAATTAAATTTATATATCAAATCTAAATAATTATATTAATAATATTATTATTAATATTTATGATAGATATTATATTTAATAGTTTTATCGCAGGTTCTGTACAAACCATTATTGGACATCCTTTTGATACACTTAAAACACTCGTACAAGTTAATTCAAATAAATCTACAAAATATGTATACAAAAACCTTATTAAAAATAAAGGATTTTTTTTTTTATATAAAGGATTCGTTCCTCCTTTAATTGGAGGATGCATACAAAACTCGTTTATGTTTTCTACTGAACATTATTTTAATAAGCTATTAAAAAATAATTCTTTCTATTCCGGATTTATAGCAGGAGGAATAACATCTTGTATAATATCACCTATCGAATTAATAAAATGCAATTTACAAGTTAATAAAAATCAAACTATAAAAAATATTATAATTAATAAAAATATATTTAGAGGATTTCAAACAACATTTATTAGAGATAGTTTTGGTTTAGGAATATATTTTAGTAGTTATAAATATTTGCAAAATCACTTTGATAATCCATTAATTAATGGTGGTATCGCTGGATCATTAAGTTGGATTTATTCTTATCCTATTGATGTTATTAAAACGAAATATCAAGTTAGTAATAGTAATTTATATGAAATTATAAAAAAACAAAATATTAAAACTTTATTTAATGGTATGAATATTGTATTAATAAGATCATTTTTTGTTAATGGAGGAATATTTTATATATTAGAAAAATTATCTTAATATAAAAATTGAATATATTTTTATTTAAAAATATTCAATTTTATATAATATATTATATTATGCAACAAGTTCAAATATGCAAAGATGTAAAATACAACGAAAATATAAAATATAACGAAGATATAAAATATAACGAAGGAAATAATATTGATACATGTACAATATGCTGGGAAAAACTAATAGAAAATAATATTAATACATGTACAATTTGCTGTAAAGAAATTGTTCATAAAGACTGTATCATTAAATGGATTAATGACACATCAATTTGTCCATTTTGTAAAGATAAAAAAGTTATTTAATTATTATAATTATTATTATTATTTTTTAGATAAATAATATTTTATGTATTTTTATATAATAAAATTATTTAAATTTATTTATCTTAAATTATACTCTGATGTAAAAATATATTATCTATTTACACTATTCAAATAAAACGTAAATATAGTACATCCAGATAATACACATATTCCACACAAAATTATAGTATATATTTTTTTACAATTGTTAATATATATATTTTCTTCTATATAATTTTGAGAATGTACTCTATTATGAGAGTGTATTCTATTATGAGAGTGTTCTAACTCTAAATGTGGATTTGAACTATTTTGTGATTCTGAATCTACTTCTGATAATATAATATTTCTATTATTTTGTGATTCAGAATTTAATTCAGAATTTGATTCTGAATCTGATTCTGCTTCTGATTCTGCATCTGATAATATATTATTTCTACATATAAAACAACTATGACTATGTTCTAAAAACCATTTATCTAAACATATCTGATGAATTTTATATTTACCGCATTTATGTTCATATTTAATAAGTATATTATTGTTCTCTTCAAAACAGAATATACAATTATTTTCTTCAGAATTCATATAAATTATATGAATTTTTTCTTTATATAGAATAAAACTAATTAAATTTGATAATATCAATTTTTAATTACACACTTTTATAAAAAAACTTAATTTATTCAATTTCGTGTTGCGGTCTTTACGATAATAAGTATTGAAAATATGAATTTATATGCAAAGCCATATCAAAAGAACTGTAATTGTTATGTTTTATTATATTCTTTAATTAAAAATTGATATAATTTTTAACTATTTAAAATTATATTATATATTATATAATAATGTCAAATTACACACCTTTTATAAAAAAACTTAATTTTAGTAAAAGTATAATTAATGAAGAATTTAATTTAATTAGTTCTTCTTTTGAAAATCAACCATTATTTAGTTTAGGATATCACTATTATTTAAATCAAGTAAGAGAAAAAATGGAAAGTGACGATTTACAAAAAAGAAATTTTTATTTAGTTGTCAATGAATTTGAAGGAGATATACCTGATTTTAAGGAAGATTTAAATAATTTAATACCTAATTTATTAAATTTTGATAAAGATACATATGTATTATCTAGAGATTTTTATAAATTATGGGAAATGCTAATATATTTTGATATACTAAATAATAAAAATATTACATCAGTTTCATTATCAGAAAATGGTGGGTTTTTACAATCTATTCATTCTTTTAGAAATCATTATTATACATCAAAAAATGATGTATATTGTTATCAAGGATTTGCTTCAAAAAAAATAGATGAATGTTTAAAAGGAAATATTAAAAATAATAAATTTATAAAATTAAATGATGGACCTCTAGAAAAATTAGACAATAATGGTATTTTATCAGATGTTGATGCAATTGATAAATTTATAAAAAATAATAAATTAAAAAATATAGATTTAGTAACTGCTAATGGAGTTATAGATTTTAATAAAAAATCATCACATAATGAATATCAATTATATAATCTATTATTAGGAGAAATTATAACAGCTTTATCAATACAAAATGATAAAGGTAATTTTATTTTAAGAATAGACGATTGTTTTACTAATATAACATTAAAATTTCTAAATATTTTAGCAGATTCTTATGAAGATATTTATATGTGTAAACCATTATTTAGTAGACCATTTAATAATGAAAAATATATAATATGCAAAAATTTTAATTTAAGTAATATTAAAAAAAAAGAATTAATTATAAAATTAAAAGATTTATTAAATAAAATGAATTCTAATAATAATCATATTTTTGATATTGTAAGTAAATATAATTTATCCAACCAAGATAATGAATTTATTGCAAATATAAATTCATATCTTACAGCCAATGAACATTTAAACATAAATAAAGTTATTGATTATAAAAATAAAAAAAATTATTTTGGAGAACAATATCATATTTATAGAGAAAAACAAATTAATGCAAATAACTGGTGGAAATCTACATTTTTAAAAAATAACATAAATGATTTTAAAAGTTTTAGAAAAGAACTAATTACATAATATTACAAATTGATTTTTTTTTAGTGCCAATTTTATATTTCTTCCATAATTTTTTTGCATTAGATCCATGAAAATTATAATCATTTTTTACATTACTATTAATTTGTGAAGTAATAGGATCTATATTAAATGGATGTACAAAATCGGTAATATCATATATATCATCATCAACGAAAATCAGTTTTTTATTATTTTTAATTAAATTTTCTATCATTTCTGAACTAAAATGTAACATGTTTTAATTTATATTATAAATTAAAAGTTGTTTAAAAGTTATTTATTAATTTTTGGGTAAACATATTTTTGTGCTAATATTTCTCCTATCTGTGTCTCATATTTATACTTTATTTGATCAAATAATAAACTTTTAGCATCTAAATGTCTTGTTTCTTTATCTAAAAGTCTATCAATAATTACTGGATATTTATTTATAAATTCAGCTGATGAATTTTCTATATATGTTATTAATTTTTCTTTATTCATATCTTTATTTACTTCAAATAAAGCCTTGATATCATCTACTTTACTACATAAATATACTAATTCGTTTTTTCTACTTTTATATTCCATATTTATTTCATCTAATTTATGAAACATAATATCTAAAAATTCTAAATCTTGATTATTTATAATAGAATCAAAAATTAAATTATTATTTTTTGAAAATTCTGGAAATAATAATTTCATTTCAATAGAAAATTTATTATTTGATAAATTTTTATATTTATCTAAATTTCTAAATCCTCTAATTTGATCAGTATAATTTTTAATAATTTTTACTTTATTAAAATCCATATAAAATATATCATTAATAAATGCTTAAATAAATTTTTGCATTTCCTCCTTTAAATTATTAATAATATTTTGTTTTGTATTTTCATAAATGCTATCTTTCGATACATTTAATAAAATTGAAAGATATTCAATTAAAATATCTTTTTTTAATTTTTTAAATTTACTATCAGAATAATTTTTTATTTCATTATAGATATTATTTATCTCTTCGTTTACATTATTTATTTCTTCGTTTACATTATTTATTCCTTCGTTTTTATTATTATCTTCTATAATAATTGATTTTTGTAAATCTATCATTTCTTCATCTGAATTATCTAAACTTATATTATCTAAACTTATATTATCTGAATTTATTAAATTAATATCATTATCTACTTTATTCATTTCTTCTGTTAAATTTTCAAAATCAATATTTGAATCAGAATCAGAATCAGTTTCTGATTCTGCCATTAATTTATTTAACTTTTTATCATCAATATCTATAATAATATTACTAGTATCTAAATCTAAATAATCTTTTAAAATTTCTTCCCAACTATTACTTATTTCAAATAATTTTGTGTTCTTAATATTAAATGGTTTTATTTTATCAGAAAAAATTACATTATTAAGTATTGTACTATTATATTTGAAATATCTACCATTATCACATTTATAACTTAATGGATAATAAATATCATTTATTTCATTTAAAAATAAATTCATTTTATATATATTTAATTTTTCATCATTATAAAACACATGAACATCTAAAGATGTATATGAAAAAATATAAATATTAATATTAAAATAACAAGCTAAAATATAAGCATCATTAAAATTATTATCTGATTTATTTAATCTATTAATAATATTTTTTTTTGTTAAATCAATTGGTTTCTTAAAATTTCTTGTTGTCATATCATCCTTTATTTTAGTTTTTAAAGTTTTTATCATACAAAATTGTTGTTCATCATCAAGTAAACAAAAATTTTTATTTAACAAATATAGTAGAGAAAAATATAAAGAATTACTATTATAATACTCAGGTTTTATTCCCACTCTATCAACATGATTATTAAAAAAATTATTAAAATTATTAAAATTGATGGAATTATAAGTATCTAAATAATCTAAATTAATGTTTTCAATTTTTGGTTTTTGATTTTTAGTAGATTTATCATTTACTAAAAAATTCAAAATAATATCTAAATTTAATTGATTTTCCATATTTATATTCAATAATATGTAAATTCTTAAGTAATTATATTCAATTTTTATGAACTATATCTAGAAAACTTATACCTTCTTTTATTTTACTAGATGTAAATAATTTAATATTTTCTGTCACATCTATATTAGACTCCACTTTGGCATCTTCTATATCATTTTCTTTCTCATTTTCTTTGTCGTTTTCTTTATTATCTTCATTATTATCTTCATTATTATCTTCATTATTATCTTCATTATTTTCTTCATTACTTTCTTCTGTTACAAGTTTTGATTCTTCGGTCCATTTATCATTAGTAATTACTTTCATTAATTTTTTAAAAATACCATTTTTTTCAAAATTTGTTTCAGTTTTTGCATATGCATCATATAATTCCCCTAATTCAAATTTTGATAATACTGACATATTATTATTATATTTGTATTTATTTGTTAAAATTTTATGTTGCCATGTATTAATATTATACCATAATTTAATTTTTGTTTTATCAAAAGAGGGCTTACTTTTATAGTTGGTTTCTAATACATTTCTATTATTTTTTGAGATATTAGTTTCAGGATTTTTTTTTTTTTTTTGTTTTTTTTTTTTTTTTTTTTTTTTTTTTTTTTTTTTTTTTTTTTTTTTTTTTTTTTTTTCTTTTTTTTTATTTATTTTTTTTTAATTTTTTTA